AATATCTTTTCTTGTTGACTTATTTCTCGATCAAACGCACCGAAAGAAAACCAGAGGTAATTATTGATTATTCTAGAATTGACTAACATTACCTCTTGGTCTTCATCAACAAGGAGTTTAACTATTTTAATTGAGGTCATCGGCTACATTAGGAGAGAATGGCGACGTTGCCATCGGTTTAATGTCAAACACATTGCCACTAATAGTTAGAGTTACGTTTCCTTGTAGGAAATTGCCTTTTTCACCACTAACATTTTGGCTAACATTTGTCTGAAACCCTAAACCTCCGCGCTGTCCCATATAGACAATTTCGAGGTAAATTCGCTCACCTTTTTGCTCTGCGGCCTTTACGATTTCATATCCAGGATCACCAAATACAAGCGGACCCGATACCGACCCAGTACTCATGATCTCAGAGATAAATTTCTCCACCGCCATTTCACCAAAGACGGAATCAGTAACCTCAGTAGAGGAGGTGTCAACGTTAAAGGTCTTGGCGCTCAAAAAAGGAACCCAAGATTTAATCGTGCATTTTTGAGCGGGAGTACCAACAGCAGCAGCAATTTTGGAAGGTTCGATCTGGATTGCTGTCTGAGTTAGCGTCGTCGTTTTTGTTCGGACGATCACATAATCACCGGCAGTCCCCACATAAATTAAAGTGCCAGCATATAAAAGGCGACCAAAACCCCCAGTCGCCACGGTAAGAGTGGTATCACCTAAGACGATTGCGGAAGCTAAATCGGCTACTCGTGTGGGAGGTTCTTGTCCAAATCCGTAAGCACCAGAAATAAAAAATTGCGTATCACGGCTAGGGGTGAGGTTGTCACTCCGATTCAACTCTAAAATCTGATTGGACATTCTAATCACTGACTAAACTTTTCTAGTTATATTGTACTATAAAAGATTAGTAAATGTGTACTCTAGAAGTCTAAAAGCCTAGCAGTAGTGATTTTAAAGGTCACTTTTGGTCTGATAATCCCCTCGGAGGTTTTGGTATAGGGGGTTAGGCGAGGCTGATCTAGAAAATTCCAGTAGCGAGAAGATTTAAGTCTCTCGATCACCGGTGTTAAGGATTTCTCTAGATTGTACTGTTTTAGGGTAATGCAATAGTTATTTATACCTACGGTATATCCTAGTAAATTTTCGTGATAAGGATTAGGCTCTCTTTGAATAATTGCTTCGATGCCGCTATTAGGTTTTACTTTATAGTTAGGGGGTAATTCAGGAGGCTCTACCCAAATAGCATCAATTTCTTTTAAATTTTGCCCTGTAGGGCTTGTTATTTCGTATTTACCTAAGTCAGTACCGATAAGTATCTTTAAATTGTTTCTAATACCTAATAAAATATCTCTTAATTCTGATTCACTCATTTAATTTTTCCTTTAAGATTTCACTATAAGCCTCAATTGGATTATAGTCTTCTATAGCCGTGTCGATAAATGGGCGGGCGGGAACATCTGTCACCGTCCCATCGTTACGCTCTATTTGATACCCTTCATGGACAAGAGCGGCATGATCAGCCGTGTAACCGATTACTTTATAGGTATCCGATACATCTTCAATAAATTGGCTATTTTTTAGCTCACCTGTATCTACAATGTCCCGGGGTGAGCCAACTACACCGCCATTTTTTCGTACAGTCTCCCGTGGCCAGTTCCATTTAGTATCTTTTATCTGAAAGTTAATCTCTTGGGCAAATTCGCCCACCATTTCATTAAAAGACTCAATGGCTAATTGTCTTCCTAGATTCCAGTTAATCATTAAAAAATAGCTGTAAGGATAACTTACAGCTATTATAGCAACTTTAGACTAACCGATTACGGATAGTCAACTCTTATGTCTCGTGGTGAGATATTAATTTATCATTAAAGACTCAAACAATTCTTTAAATTTAACGTTTCTCCATCCTTTTTGAATTTTAAAAAAAACTTGTAACTCACCGTTAATACATTCTGTGGTTTGTTTACCAATAGTTTCTATGCCTTGAGTTAAAGAATCCGAAAAAGTGTTACATTCTTGCGTGTAAGTTTTTTGAATAAACCACTGCCCGCAATTGCAGTTTTTCTCGTCTATTATGTATCTTACCTGAAAAGATACATATTCTACGCCATGATAATTAATATCTGCCGAGAAACTTGAGCAACTTTTCCAAAACTTACATTCTCTTTCACTTGGACTAAGAACGTTCAAAACTTGTTCTTGAAACTCTTGAAATGATAGCATAATTACTCCCGTTGATTCGTTGCTGACAACTGATAACTGATAACTGACTAATTGTCGCAGACAACTCGAAAACCGAGGCTGAAGTTGAAGCGGAAGCCGGGGAAGAGCCAGAAACGAACCGCACTGCGACAGTACCTCGGATTGATGAACCAAGAACCGCCGCGCAGACAACTATCTTCGCACCACTCCCAAACATTACCACTCATGTCATACAGTCCCCAACCATTGGGCTTTTTCTGTCCTACGGGATGAGTTGTGTCATTAGAATTTTCGCTATACCAAGCATAATCTCTTAACTGATTAGCATCATCACCAAAATAATATGTAGTAGTTGTACCTGCTCGACAAGCATATTCCCATTCCGCTTCTGTGGGTAGGCGATAGGTTTTACCGGTTATTCGACTCAATTTCTGACAAAAAGCTCTAGCATCGTCCCAACTAACCTGTTCTACCGGATTTTGGGGATTATTTTTAAAGTGAGAGGGATTGGTTCCCATTACTGCTTGATATTGTTCCTGAGTCACCGGATATTTGCCAATCGCAAAACTGTTGACTTTAACTTGGTGTGAAGGCTTTTGATGATTTTGAACATCGGGATCACTATCAGGAGAGCCTATGAGAAACTCACCTGCTGGTAAGTTCACCATTTCTAATGCGACTTGATTGGGTAGTTTTTCGGTCATCGTGAACTCCTTTGGTTTTTTGGTATATACCTATAATGACAGGTATATGTTTGTATGTCAAGTGTTTTTTTGTTTTTTTTTCAGCCGATAACGACGACATCTTTCGGCGTTAGTCATTGAATCAGGGTGGGAGGGTTTTCCTGCCGGATTACCAGTAAAATGATGATTGCAATCCTTACATCGGTATCTCTGTTTTCCTGACACAGAGAACCCTTTTTTAGAGATTCTCTGTGATTGGCATTTAGGACATTGCATTAATTAAGGCTTCCATTTTTTCAATTTCAGACAAAATCAAGTCTCTTTCTTTTTTGTATTTACCAGGATTTCGGTGTTTTCTAATTTGTAATTCAACTACAGAAAGTCTTTGTTTTTTGTATTCAATTTGTATTTCTATTGTACGTTTTTTTCTGTTAGGCATCTGCTTATCTCCTTTGTGTTTGTTTCTCTATATCCCCATTGTAGGGGATATGTTTGTATGTTGTCAAGGGGTTTGGAAAATATTTTTCAAATAACCCCGTAGTCTCCTAGTGTAAACATAGCCTCTATGTCTCCTTGTTTAGCTTTTTCTTTAGCTTCTTTGATAACTTTCAAATCAGCTAAGTTTCTTTCTCTCATTTTGTTATCCATGCTACGATAAGCTTTTTCGGCTTTAGAAAAATTCTCAAAAATTAAATATGTATGAGAATTAGCCTCATAGGAATTATCTAAAATGCCAGCCCGAAGATTTTTTCTGATTTTGAAAATGGTATCTTCTATGCACTCATCATAGCCAACTACATAAAAAGATTTATCATTTACAGACAGATGAACAATTGCGGCAGCGCGTCCACTATTAAAACATCCTAAAGGTTCTACACCTCTTACACAGCTTAAATTTTGCTGAAGTAGTGTTTTTAAAGATGGTTGTGATTTTTTAGGTGTAGGTTGAAATTGTTTTGTTTGTGGTTGCCCTATATATTTTTCTGACCAAGCCTTAGCCGCTTCATAGCTACGGCGGTAAGATACTTTACCATCAGGAAAATAACAGAACCATTTATCTTTATTGACACCAATACCTTTTTTAATTTCAACTTTTTCTGCTACTGCAACGTAGTGACCAGGTGCCTGTCTGTTAAATTTCATCGTAACCTCTTTTGTGTGTTTTGGTATATACCCAATATAACAGGGATATGTTTTCGTGTCAAGTAGTTTGTCAAACTTTTTTATTATCTTTTTGTAGTTCGTAGATTTACCTATGGTTACACTGATCGCAGAACTGCCAAAAATCTTGGAAAATCAAGCCAATAAAGTAATCACACACTTTTTGGCGGATGACAACTGATAATTGATAACTGATTACAGCATCGGATATTTGTCTAGCACTGTTTGTACTTTCTGATTTAAAGATTGAGTTATTTGCTCAATCTCTTCGTAGAAAATTTGAGCCTTTTTAATTTCAGGAATTTGTGTTGTTTCGATTGGTTGTTTAGCGTTAGACATGACTTAGTACCTCGTGTGTTTTGATTACTTTCTATTGTGGATCGTTCTCCCAATAAAGTCAAGTATATGGGAGAATTATTTCTGAGCAGATGTACTACTGATAACTGATAACTAGAAGCTAACTAATCTCTATGTCGTTAGCGTCAGCGAAGTCGTTGACATCCATAAACCAGTCTGACCATTCATCAGGGTCAGACAAATTGACTTTATCGACTGTCCAGGCTACTCCAGACTGTAAATATAGCCCTGCTTTCCACTTATCAGGGTATGGATGCTTTGCTTTCTCGGTATCGTTGGGAGTAAGAATAAACTGGAGAATGTCTTTTCCCCATTTACCTTTTTTGATATTGTAAAAACAGGATAAGGCATCGATCAAGCCATCACACTCTTGCTGGTAGTCAGCAAAGTTTTCTGGCAGTTTAAACTTAGGCTTTTTAGACATCGGTTTTTTATCTAGCTTAGGTTCTGGTTTGGCTTCTAATTGACTGCTTTTTAGTCGCTTATTTTCCTGTTCCAGTTGATAAATACGAGTATGTAATTGAGTAACAGATTCGTTTAGAACTGTTATTTGATTTGTTTCTTTTTGCAGTAGAAAAACTGTGCATTCAAGATCATGTATTCGTTGTTTTAAGGCTTCCTTTTCAATCCATGCTTTATTGAACTCTTTGTCCTGTTTTAATTCATGAATACAAGCCGTCAAGTGGTTAATAATCTCAGATACTTCTTTAATCTCACGCTGTCTGAGATTGTGCATCTCTTGAATAGATTGAGTCAATTCAAAATTTTCCCGCTTTAAGTTTTCCTTTTCAATCCATGCTTTATTGAACTCTTGGTATTCTAGGCCAGGTTCATCAAACAACCAATGAACGAGCGCAACCTGTCTTTTTTCAGAAAAAGATAACTCATCATCGGTCTTTAACTCATTTTCAGTTTCCTGATTTTCTGGAAGGGTGTATTTGCAATTATCAAGAGAATCCCACAAATTATCAAATTTAACACAGTTATCTTGATCATAGTTTTCTAGTGCGTCCCAAAGCTTTTGGATGTCATAATTTGCAACAAATAACCCTTGCGTTTTGACCGTAACATAATCACCGTTATCGGTGACTGACAATTTTTCTCCGAAACACTCTTGGTTAATTTGATTGAGGGTGCTTTGGAAAAGCCTGATAATTGTGGCTTTTTCGTAAAGTTCGATATTTGAAGTCATTTTTTTGTCCTCTTGTGTCTGTTTGCCTAGTCTTATCTTACAAAATTCTCCCAATAAAGTCAAGTATATGGGAGAGCTATTTCTGAGCATTTGTACTACGTCTTTGTTGGTAGCGTTGGTGTTGATCCTGTTTTCGTTTAGGATCGAGTTCTCGATGTTTTAAACAATACCCAGAATTGTTTCGGGCATTAAGTGCCGTAAATTTACCCAAAACTAAGCAGGCAGCACAGTATTTGGTTTCAGGGATAATTGCTTCTGTAGAAAAGTTGATTCCTTTTTTTGCGATTATCTGAGGAGGCTTATCACAGATTAAAGCTACTCTTGTCAAACCTATGCCCGATAAAGAGTAATCTTGTAGCTTAACAAGACTTAAGTTAGTGTCAATGTTGTCGATTTTCTGAATAGAAGATTTTAAAACCTCAAAATCTTCTAATTTAAGAGACAAGATTAAAATCATAGTGGTTTTTGTTAGTGTTAATATGAAACGGAGATAATTCCCCGTTTTGATTTGGCCGATTGTTTTCATCCCATATTATTCTCCCATAAAATACAAGTATATAGGAGAATTATTTTTGAGCAGATGTACTAATAAAAAACACTTAGCTTAGTTAAGCGTTTTTTATTGCTGACTAAGCGATAAGTGTACTCATGAAGCTTTAGCCTTGTCATCAAAAGCATCTATGATGTTTTGCCCTATTTTTGCTTTTTCAATTGCGCTATACTTA